TGAAGGCTGACCGAATCTTGGGTGAAGACCCACGGCGGACCTTCGTCACCAGCCTCACCTGGTGACCCCCCTGGGGGAGTAACCCCTTGAACCTTCCTGGGCCGCCCCCGGCTGCATAGGCGGCCTCTATTCACGAACTTTTCCATGAAAGGGCGGCGCTTATGGCTGTGCGAAAACTGCGCTCCGTCCCTGGCGCTAAGCAGTCCATGTCGGTCACCGAGGCCGCATCCAAGGGCACCCGCCGTCAGCTGTTGGTAGCCATGCGGTCTCGGGTCGCAGCAGCCGTGGAGGACCCCGTTACACCTGCCCGAGACCTCGCCTCCCTGACCCGCCGCCTGATGGATATCGCCAAGGAGATCGAGGCGATTGACGCCGAAGAGAACGGCACGTTGAAGCGCAGCGCCTCCGCCCAAGACGAGAAGTGGGACGGGGGCGCAATCTAGCGGTGCGCCTGTCTGACATTGCGCGCCATGTGATTTACCCCGAGGGAATCACGACCACGGGTTGGCCGGCGGTCCAAGCAACCTGCGCTGACCTGGGGATCTCGTTCGATGAGTGGCAAGAAGGCCTGGGTCGGTTAATCCTCGCCAAGCGCGCCGACGGTCTCTATGCCGCTGATATCGCGGCGATTTCGATTGCCAGGCAGTCGGGTAAGACCTACCTGCTGGGTGCGTTGGTGTTCGCGCTGTGTATCCGCCAGCCGACCCTGGTGATCTGGACCGCGCACCGCACCAGGACTGCGGCTGAGACCTACCGCTCGATGCAGGGCTTCGCCGCGATGCCCGATGTGGCACCGCACATCTCGAACGTGGTGCGCGGAGCGGGTAACGAAGCCATCGAGTTCACGAACGGTTCCCGAATCCTGTTCGGTGCCCGTGAACGTGGCTTCGGTCGCGGCTTCGCCGAGGTCGACGTCCTGATCTTTGACGAGGCGCAGATCCTGTCGGAGAACGCCATGGACGACATGGTTCCGGCGACCAACGCCGCACCGAACCCGTTGATCATTTTGGCCGGGACGCCGCCCAAGCCTTCCGATCCGGGCGAAGTGTTCACCGTACTGCGCCAAGAAGCGCTTGACGGCGAGTCCATCGACGTTGCCTACGTGGAGATCTCCGCTGATCGCGGCTCCGACCCGCTAGATCGCGCGCAGTGGCGCAAGATGAATCCCAGCTTTCCGGGTCGCACCTCAGAGCGGGCGATCTTGCGCATGCACAAGGTGCTCTCCGAAGATTCCTTCCGCCGCGAGGCAATGGGCATCTGGGATGAGTTCTCCCGACACCAACCGGTGATCAAGCCCACCGACTGGGCGGAATTGGTCGGCATCGCCATCGACAGAGTGCGGCCTGACGCGCTCGGTGTGGACATGTCCCACGGACGTGAGATCTCCATCGCTGCATGCTGGATCAACGCCGAAGGTGCCCACGTCGAAGAAGTCTGGGCTGGACCTAACGCAGGCGCAGCGGTGCAGTGGCTCAAGTCCCGCGTACATCGCCGGATGCCCATCGTCATCGACGGGGCCTCACCAGCAGCGTCACTGATACCCGAGTTGCAAATGCAGCGACTACGGGTTGTCACCACCACCGCTGCCGACATGGCAAGAGCCTGCGGGCTTGTCGTTGACCGTGCATCCACCGCCACGCTGACCCACGGTGGCCAGCAGGCCGTTGACGACGCACTCGCTGGTGCCCGCAAGCGCCCAATCCGAGATGCAGGCGGCTGGGGATGGGACCGCCGCAACGAGACGGTCAACATCGCACCCCTGGTGGCCTTCACCCTTGCGCTGTTTGGCGCAACCACGACAACCAGAACCACCGGCTCACAGAACCGGTCGAGCAGAGGACGGGAGGCACTGGTTCTTTGAGCACAGAACAGATCCGCGTGCCCGGCCTGTCTGATGACGAAGATCGGCTGCTCAACCGGTTGGTCGAGAAACTCGACAAGAAGGCCGAGCGAAACCTGCTGCGTGCCAGCTACTACGACGGCAAGCGGGCCATCAGGCAGGTCGGCACGGTGATTCCGCCGCAGTACTACCGACTCGGCATTGTGCTGGGTTGGTCGGCGAAGGCGGTCGACATCTTGGCCCGGCGGTGCAACCTGGATGGCTTTGTCTGGCCGGATGGAGACCTCAACTCGCTTGGCATCCGCGAGGTTTGGGACGCCAACCAGCTAGCCGGTGAGATCAATGCCGGTCTGGTGTCCTCCTTAATCCACTCGGTGGCCTTCCTGGTCAACACCGAAGGCGGAGAGGGTGAGCCTGAGTCGCTGATCCACATTAAGGACGCCACCAACGCCACGGGGGAGTGGAACTGGCGGGCAAGGCGGCTGAGCAACCTGCTCTCAATCACAGAGCGTGAAGAGAACCGGCCTAGCGGCCTGGTTCTGTATCTCGACGGCGAGACCATCGAGGCCGCGCAGGAGAACGGGCGCTGGTCCATCGTGGACCGCTACGAACACCCATGGGGCGTCCCGGCAGAGCCGCTGGTCTACAAGCCCCGGATCGGCAGGCCGTTCGGATCGTCGCGCATCTCACGGGCAGTGATGAGCCTGCACGATCAGGCGCTGCGCACTGTGATCCGCCTGGAAGGCCACGCCGACGTCTTTAGCTACCCCGAGCTGTGGATGCTGGGCGCAGATCCGTCGATCTTCAAGAACGCGGACGGCTCCGTGAAGGCGTCTTGGCAGGTGATGCTGGGCCGCATCAAGGGTGTCCCCGATGACGACGAAGCCGACCCGGCGCTGGCACGTGCTGACGTCAAACAATTCCAGGCAGCCTCACCGGCACCCCACATCGACACTCTCAAGCAGCAGGCGCAGTTGTTCTCCGGCGAGACCAGCATCCCGCTGACTTCCCTTGGTGTCTCTGACATGTCGAACCCGACGTCGGCGGACTCCTACATCGCCAGCCGCGAAGACCTCATTGCCGAGGCGGAGGGTGCTACCGATGACTGGGCACCCGCACTACGGCGCACCATGATCCGTGCCCTGGCCATCCAGAACGGGCTGTCGGACATCCCGGCGGAGTGGACGACCTTAGATACCAAGTGGCGCTCTCCGGTGTACCTGTCGCGTGCTGCGCAGGCCGACGCGGGCACCAAGCAATTGGCTTCGGTGCCCTGGCTTGGCGACACCGAGGTCGGCCTAGAGCTGTTGGGTCTGACCGACCAGCAGATCACCAGGGCTATGAGCGAGAAGCGCCGTGCGGTGGGACGTTCGGTGATGCAAACCCTGCAGCAGCGCATCGCCGCTCAGCCTCCGCTGCCGGATAACGCCAATGACGACGCCGGTACCGACACCAACGCTGGCTGAGCAGATTGCCGTCATTACAGCCGTCGCCGCAGAGGATCTGGCTCCGGTCTGGAACGGACTAACGGCTAATCAAGCCACCGAGGCGCTACTTGACCTCCTGCCTGCCGTTGTCGACACCTGGGGTTACGCAGCAGCGGCCTTCAGCGTCGATTGGTATGACAACCAACGCGAAGACAACGGAATTGGTGGTCGCTTCACCGCCGTTATTCCGGATCTCGGTGATACCGGCGCGACCGAGCTGGCGCTGTGGGGCGCGGAACCCATCAACCTCGACGAACCGGACTGGACACTGGCCCGAAGTCGTGTCGAGGGCGGATTGCAACGCCGCATAACCAATTTCAGCCGCGACACGATCATGACCTCCGCGATAGACGACCCCCAGGCGCGCGGTTGGCAACGGGTGGCTCGGGCCGGCGGATGTGCGTTCTGCGTCATGCTCGCCGGTCGCGGCTTGGTCTATAGCAAGAAGTCCGCGCGCTTCGGTGCCCATGATCACTGCAATTGCTCTGCTGTTCCTGCCTGGGGTGGGAAGGCGGCTCCCGTAAAGCCGTACAAGCCATCTAGCGCCAACATCACCGACGCAGATCGCGCTCGCGTCCGCGAGTGGCTGGCTGCGAACCCCTAGACCCGATCCCGACCGAGATGGCGGGGTCCCTCCGAGATGGAGAAAGTATGTCTGAAACCGAAGCTGGTACAGCCGAAGTCGAAACTGATGGCCAGGCCACCGAGACGGAACCTGACCAGAACGAGCTGCCTGCCCATCACCCCTTGGTGAAGAAGCTGGCACTGCAGAAGGCCGAGATCAAGGACCTCAAGGGCAAGGCTGCCCGGCTGGCCAAGATCGAGGACGAGCAGAAGTCGGACGCCGAGAAGGCTGCTGACCGAATTGCCAAGGCAGAAGCCGAGGTTGCGGCCATTCCCGAAAAAGTGGCTGACGCGCTCAAGGCGCACCTAGTCGAACTACACAAGATCGACGCAGAGGACGCCGACCTTCTACTCAACGCCAAGGACCCCGAGACGCTGCTCAAGCAGGTGTCACGGCTACTCGGTTCCCAGCCGGACAAGCGACGTACGAAGTCCAATTCCGTTTCCCGCGAGGGAAATAACCCCCAAGCCGCACCCAGCGATGAAGCCGCTTTCGCGCGTGACCTCCTGGGCGGCTAACTAATCTCCGAAGGAGAGAAATCATGGCATCTCTTGCCACTTCCGCCTTCAGCCTGCCCAAGCACCTCGCTTCGGGTATCTGGCAGAAGGCCACCACCGGATCGACCGTGGCCGCGCTGTCAGGCTCGGAGCCGATGCAGTTCGGTGAAACCCAGATCATGACCTTCACCACGCAGCCCAAGGCCCAGTTTGTCGCTGAAGGTGCGCAAAAGGCTGGTAGCACTGTCGGCTTCGGCACCAAGACTGTTACCCCTCGTAAGGCGCAGGTCACCGTGCGATTCAACGAGGAAGTTCAGTGGGCCGATGAGGACTACCAGCTGGGCGCACTCGCCACTGTGGCGGACGCCCTGTCCAAGTCGCTGTCCCGCGCTCTGGATCTCGGCATCTACCACGCCATCAACCCCAACACGGGTGTGGCGCTGTCAGGTTCGCCGGTCAAGGTCCTTGACAGCACCAACACCGTCGAGATCCTGGACGGCACTGGTGGCAACGCTCCGCTGGGCGCAGACATCGAGGTGGAGACAGCTGCCGGTCTGGTCATCTCGGATGGCTTTGTGCCCAACGGTATTGCTCTGGACCCGTCCTACGCCTGGACCCTCGCTACCGCTCGTTACAGCGACGGTCGCAAGAAGTACCCGGACCTCGGCTTCGGCACGGCCATCTCGACCTTTGAGGGGCTGAACGCCTCGGTGTCTTCTACGGTGTCCGCACCGGAGGCAACCGTCGGTGGTGGCGCGTATGCGTCCAGCAACCCGAACGTCAAGGCCATCCTGGGCGACTTCACCCAGATCCGGTGGGGCGTGCAGCGCAATATCGGCGTCGAAAAGATTGTCTACGGTGACCCGGACGGTGACGGTGACCTGAAGCGCAGCAACCAGATCGCGCTGCGCGCTGAGGTTGTTTTCGGCTGGGCCATCATGGACACCGACGCCTTCACCGTCATCAAGAACGCCACGAACGAGAGCTAACCAATGCCTCGCTACCGAACTGAGTTCGGTGTGGTGATCAACATTCCCGAGGAGAAGGCGGCACGTCTCAATGGGCTTACGCCCGTGGACGTGCCGCCGACTCCCCGGCCACGCCGTAGCCGCAAGACATCACAAGCCAAGTCTGAGTGAGGCGGTGAGCCGCTGTGCCCGCAGTAGCGATCACAACTGACGATCTTGAGCCATTCGCCGACATTCCACAGGTAAGAGCGCAGGCCATGATTGTCGACGCGATGGCGATGGCCAAGCTGGTAGCCCCGTGCATTCTCGATGACGACTTCGAGTACGCAGATGCTGCCAAGGCCATCATCAGAGGCGCGATCTTGCGCTGGCATGAATCGGGCACGGGGGCCGCCGTCTCACAGACAGCACTGGGATTTAGCCAGACCCTGGACAACCGGCAGATCCGCCGAGGGATGTTTTGGCCTAGCGAGATCGAGGACTTGCAAAAACTCTGCAAGCAGGACAGTGATGCGTCAGGGGCGTGGTCCTACGACACTGTCGGCACATGCGCAGTGATGCACGCTGACGTGTGCGCACTGAACTTCGGTGCGCAGTACTGCTCCTGCGGAGCCATCTTGACGGGATTCGCGCCTCTCTGGGAAGCGCCGTGAGCTTCCCGACGCCACACACCGTTACGCAGTTGGTGTTCAACGGAATCGGCCAAGACGGACTCGGCAACGACGTAGAGACCTGGGCCGCCGGCATAGCGGTGCAAGTAATCGCCTACCAGTCCTCGCGGGCTGAGAACGTCAACGGTTACACCTCGCGGGTAGTCGCTGACGTTGACATGGCCGTGCCCGCCACGCTGGTTGTCTCGGTGAGAGATCGGTTTGTCCTCCCCGGTGAAGAGGGCGCATTCGAAGTCACGGCCATCGAGGACGCGAACCACGGCTTCCACGGGTGGAAACCCGGCTCGGTGGTCAAGCTCAAGAAGGTGACCGGATAGATGGCCCGATCCA